CGCGGCCGCGGCGGCGGCCTGGCGCGCGGAGGCGGCGGCGACCGAGTCCAGCCCGGTGGCCGCGGCCTTGGCCCCGTCGACGACGTCCCGAACGCCGGCCACCGAGAAGGTGGTGCGCAGGTCGGCAATTTCGCGCCGCATCGCCACGGGGTGGGGGCTCCTACTCGGTTAGGGGGTGATCTCCAGGAAGGCCTGGAAGGCCTCCTGGGGGACCTCGGGGCTGGCCGCCCGCGCCCCGTTGATGTTGAAGACCCGCTCCTGGCGCCGGTCCTCCCGGAGCAGCTCCAGGTCGAAGAAGACCTGGGCCGGGGTGAGCGTCCAAGGATCCGGGTGTCCCAGGATCCTGAGCAGGCGGATCGCCCGGATCAGGGCGACCAGCCAGTTCGACTGGAGCTCTAGGCCGCGGTCTCGGTCGGCTGGTCGGCCGGAGCCTCCGGAGCCGCCGGCCTGCCCATCAGCAGGGCGTTCACGTCCCCGGAAAAACCGAAAGGGTCGGCGCCCCGCGTCTTCTGGTTCGCGAGGTCGGCGAGGTCCTGGAAGCGCGGATGGCGGAGGATGTTGCGCTCGAACGCCTCGTCACCGGGGCGCCCCATGCACACCGCGATCAGGGCCGCCTTCTCCTCAAGGGCGCCCTCGGCGATGTTCTCCCGCACGCCGTCGAGGATGGCGCGGGAGATCACGTCGAGGTCGGCGTCCGGGTCCTCGGCGACGGGGGCCGTGGAGGCCTCCACGACGGCGGGCGCGGCGCGGGTACCGAAGGGGACGTCGACCGTCTCCGCGGCGGCCTTGGCCTTCGCTTCGGCGTCGGCTGCGGCCTGGCGGACACCCTGGCGCACGCCGTCGATGTAGAGCTCTGCGACCGCAGGAATCCGACGGACCACGAACTTCACGTATTCAGCCGCCGAGGCGCCGTAGACCTTCACCATCTTGGCGGGACGGTCTCCGAGGGCCGGGGCCCACTCGAACTCGGTGTAATCGCCCTCGTCCAGGAACTGGAACAGGTCGTCGGCTTCGGCCTTCGTCAGCTTCGTCATGGTCTCGGTTTCCCCTCCGGAGACGCGTCATGGGAGGGGGCGCCCGGGGGCGCCCCCGGGTTGGCTCAGTTCGGGACGTAGCCCGGCATCTCGACGACCTGGCCACGCTCCAGGCCGATCGGCTGGGTCGTGTCGAACTCGACCAGGGCGTCCAGCTCCACCTTCGACGGCTCCTTGCCGTTGTCGATGAGGTTCTGGCTGGAGTTCATGCGGATCGAGATGGTCGGGTAGTCGTGGTCGTACGGGGCGCCCAGGAGGTTGTTCTCCCGGATGACCGCGCGGCCGCGGATCTCGCGCAGCTGCAGCATGCGCAGCACGGCCAGGCCGTTGGCGGTGGTGATCGCCGGGCAGGTGAATGCCACCTGGTCGGAGGCGCTACGATCGCCGATGACCTCGACGCGTCCGCCCTGCGAGTCGTAGTTGTACTTCGTCTTGTCGGGGCTGGTGAAAGTAACGCCGTAGACGCGATTGCCGTTGTGGTCCCGGCACTCGTAGATGTCGTAGTCCTTCGCCGTGGCAGGAATGTTGACCTCGCCATCCGGGACCGCGACCTGCTGGAAGTTCTCGCCGGCGGGAGCCATGTGCGACAGGCCCTGGACGAGCGGGAGGAACGACATGCAGGTGATCTTGAGCTCCTCGTTGAGGGTGATGGTCACCCTCTTGAGGATCGGCTTCTCGGGGATCTCGTTCGAGTAGATGTCCAGCGTCTCGGTCTTGACGGTCCGGACCACCTCGACGTTGCCGAGGTTGCGCAGCGGATGCGGCAGGCCGTTGGCGTCGAGGCCGGCGAGCTGGAACAGAAACTGGCCGGAGAGGACCTTTTGGGTCGTCGCCGGTGCGGAACGGTAAATGGCGGGCACGGGTCAGCTCCTGGTGGGCGCGCCGTCGAGCTGACGGAGCGTGAGGGCGTAGCGGATGAAGAGGTTGCCGACCTGGCCGCGGCCGCCCGGCTTGAAGGCGACCTGGTCGTCGACGAATTCCCAGTTGACCGGCAGGAAGCCGAGCGCGGGCGCCTCGCGGTCGAGGACGTCGTTGCGCTTCAGGGCCCCCTCGATCTTCAGGGCGAGGTCGTCGATGAGGTCGGGGCAGGACGGCTCGTCGCTGTCGACGTCCAGGTCGGAGGCGAGCCCGTCGATGGCGAGCTGCACGGTGACGACGTACGTGCGGAAGACGTCCGAGGCCTGCTGGTCGACGAGGTCACCGCCGGAGTTGGCGACGGCCACGTTGAGCAGGCCGGTCTCGCCGGCGTCCGCGAACCCGGCGGCGCGGTCGGCGTAGAAGCCGAGGCCCTCGGGCGCGTCCGGACCGACCACCTGTTCGAGGCGGTCCCGGACGGCGTGGCGGATGAGGCGGCGATCGTGCAAGGGAGCTCACTCCAACGGAGCGAGGATCCCGAGCGCGGCGTGTAAAAGATACGAGCGAAACGCAGGCCTACGGGGCGACGGTCCGGGCCCCCTTCCGCGCGGCGGTGGGCAGCTTCTCGCCCGGCGCCAGGCAGATGCAGTCGACCACGCCGACCCGGTAGGCCATCGGATTCCCGACGATCAGCTCGACGCCGTCGACCCGGACCTTGTCGCCGCGCCGGGGCTCCCGCGGCAGGTCGGCCAGGGAGTAGCTGACGACCACGCGGGAGACGTAGTCCTCGCGGTCCCCGACGTCGATCGACACGGTCTGGTCCCGGCAGATCGCCCGCAGGTCCCGACCGTCCGGGGTCCTGTCGATCCAGACGCCGTCCATGAGGATCGGGACCGCGGACCGGTCCGCGAGGGGCGACCGGGTCTGGGTCTTCGCCAGGAAGCGGAACGGGGCGGGGATCGGCATCAGGGGTACGGCTCGAAGGCGAGGATGGACAGGGTCACGCCGGCCGGGGCCGCGGTGAAGGCCCCGAGGACACCGGTCGACAGGAGCGCCCGCAGGACGGCCCCCGTCGTACCGGTGGCGGTGTCGAGCTTGGTGATCCGGTAGACGTAGCCATCCGTGACGGCGGGATCGACTTTGACGATCGGGACGACCCCGGTGGCGAAGGGCTTGCTCCACGTCAGGGAGAAGGCCCCCTTGGAGTCGGTCGTGGTGAACCCGGCGAAGTGGAGTGTGCTGGGACCCGGGACGCCCTGGATGCCCTGGCCACCGTCCTTGCCGTTGGTACCGGAAGAGCCATCCTTGCCCGGCGCGCCATCCTTGCCATTGGCACCGGGCTGGCCGTCCTTCCCCGGGGGGCCGACGAGGGAGATCGCAGTGGCCGCCGAGGCTACGGTGACGGTCCCCGAACTGGTGACCGAGACGTCGTCGAATCCGGGAAAGGGCTGCCTGTCCGCCGGAAGGTCCGACTGCTCCTTGCAGGCGGTCTGGGTAGTCCAGAACCGGTATCCCGTCGCGGCCGCGATCGCGGCCCGCATCAGCTGCTGCCGCGACGGGTTCACCGTCTGGACCTTGCCCGGCTTCGCGATCGCCTCGATGAGGTAGGCCGTCGGCATGTCACCCCCCGGTGCTGCCGGCCGGCGCGGACGCCGCCAGGATGGCGTCGACCTGCGCCTTGGTGGTGATCGTGCCCGCGACGATCCCGGCGACGGCCTGCTTCTGGGCGTTGAACAGGGCCTGGAACGCGGCCGAGCACGCCTTCGCAAAGGTCATGATCGAGGGGGCGTCGAGGCTGATGAACTGCCCCGTCGGGAGCAGCCAGGATTCGATCGTGTACTGGTCCCCGTTGGTGAGCGTCGTCTCGAATGCCGCGTCGCCGAGCGAGGATCGGGTCGTGGCATCGATCGGCACGGGATAGGTGCCCGACGCGATCGTGACCTGCAGGATGCGCCCGAACTGCCCGGGCCCCGGCCCCTCGGAGAGGGCCTTCCGGGCCGCGTTCGCGTAGCCGGCGAGCGTCTGCGGCGCGTTGAGCCAGGTCAGGCCAGTCGCGGGCAGCGGATCGTTCGCCCCGAGAATGCCGGCGTACGAGTAGACCCGCAGGCCGGCGTAGGCACCGGTCTCCAGGCTCGCGAGGACCAGGGCCAGGACCTGCTGCCCGTCCTCGTGCAGGGCGAAGATGCCGGTGCCTGACGCGTTCGCGACGACGATCATCTCCGGATCCTCAGCTGAAGAGCGAGTTGGTGTTGCCGACGGTGCCGGCAGCCGGGGACGTGACGATTGAGGGGTGCACGCCCGTATTGTTGCAGTACGCCTGCTCGAACGCGAAGCATTGGCGGTTGCTTCCGTCCATGTTGTCCCGGATCGTGTAGTCCGGCATGGATACGAACGAGTTCGTTCCGCGGTAGACCACAAGGCCGTTGTTGGTGTTGCAGCCCGAAACCAGGCCCTTGCCGGGACGGAGCGAGGCGGTGGCGGTCTCGACTTGGTAGCCGTTCTGGCCGTTGCCGCACGTCGCGATGTGCAGGAGCGAGACGGCCGTGGCGCCGACCTGCGCGCCGGAGAACGTCCCGTGCGAGATACCGTAGTGGAAGACGCCCGCGTTGCTGTTCCCGCTGAAGGCGGCGCTCTGCCACTCCGCGCCGTCGGAGAACGTGGCCCCGGAGATCGCGTGCAGGGACAGGCGGCCGCCGTCCCAGGTGGAGACGCCGTTCCCGCCGAATCCGGTCACGGCGAGGGCGCCGGCCTTGAGCCGCGCCTTCGAGCCGATGATCGTGAAGCCGTCGGCCCCGGGGATCACCGTGTTCGACGCGCCATCGGTGTTCGACACGGCGAGCCTGGTCACGCCGAGAGTGGTGTCGATGAGGGCAATGCCGCCCGCCCCGGCCGGGAAGGCGAGCTCGGACGGCACGACAACGGCGGCGAACGACGGGTAGGCGTTCGACCCGGCGGTCGAGGCCGAAACCGCGATGCCCTGAAGGTTGGTCACGGGGCCGCCCGTGTTGCGGGACGTGATCCGGACGGTGACGACGTTCCCCGAGATCGACTGCACCGGCCAGTTGCCGCAGAGCGCCGTCCACGCGGCGTTGCCGGTGTACTGCCCCTGGTTCATGCCGAGGTACTGCAGCCAAAGCTTGCCGCCGACGGTGACGCCGGCGACCGAGTCCAGGGTGAGGGCGACGTCGAACTGGTACGTCGAGCCAGCGACCGCCGCGACGGCGCCGATCGAGACGAGGTTGTTCCTCGTCGTGGCCTTGCCGCGCAGGTAGACGTTGTCGGCCTTGCGGTCGGCGAGGACGAGCGGCGACGTGAAGGCGACCTTCGCGGCGGGGAGCTCGACGACCACGGGCTTCGAGGTCGAGTTGGCGAGCTCGTAGGCCAGGGCGACCTTGGCGCGGATGTCCGTCTCGGTGGCGGCCGGCGAGAGGCTGTAGAGGGCCTGCCCGTTATCGACGAGGCCCAGGACGCCCCACACGAGGGACGACGTCCCCGTGACGGTCAGGGGCGTCGCGTCGGTCGTCTGGAGGAGCAGGTAGCCCTGCGCGTCGAGGGCGGCCTGGACCTTTCGGGCGGCCGTCTGAGCGTTCACGGCGGCGATGAGGGTCGCGAGCGTGTCGTTGGCCGCCACGGCGTAGGTCACGGCCGCGCCTGAGCCCTGGATGGTGAGCTGGTCGCCGACGGCCGCGTAGGCGAAGGCCGCGAGGCCCGAGGCCGGGCTCGCGAAGGCCCTGCGGCCCCGCACGACGCCCTGGGGGCCGCTCGTGAGGAGGGCCGTGATCGAGGCCCCGTTCGCGGCGATGGCGGCCTCGTCCGTGGTAGCGCGCGTCTGGAGGGCCGTGATCAGGGCCTCGTCGGCCGAGAGGCGGCTCTGGATGGCGGCGATCGCGGCGTTGGCGGCCGTCAGCGTCGCCTCGTCGGCGGTCTGCGAGGTGCGCAGCGCCGCGATGGCCGAGGCGTTGGCCGCGATCGCGGCCTCGTCCGAGGTCTGGGACGTGCGCAGGGCCGCGATCGCGGCCTGCGCGGCGGCGATGGCGGATTCGTCCGAGGTCCTGGAGGCGATCAGGCTCGCGGCCTGGACCTGCAGAGCGGCGATGTTGGCCTCGTCGGTGCCCCTGGCGGCCTGCAGGGCAGCCACCAGGGTCTGGATCGAGGCGATCGTGCCCTCGTCGGCCGTCACGCGGGTCGTCAGGGCCGCCACGGCGGAGGCGACCGTGGCCGCTGCGGCCTCGTCCGTGGCCTTGGCGGCCTGGAGGGCGGAGATCGCCGTCTGCGCGGCCGCGACGGACCCCTGCACCGCCGTGAGGTTGCTCTGCAGGTTCGCGATCGACGTGTTGAGCGTCGTCGCGTCGAAGATCTGCGAGGGGCCGAGATCGGCGATCCGGCCGTCCGAGAACGTGCCGACGCTCCGGCCGCCAGTGAAGGCAAGCCCGATCAGGGTGGCGGCGGGAGGCCCGCCGGTGGAGAACTCCATGCCCATCAGAGCACCGCCATCGAGGCCTGGACGACGCCGACGATCGGCGCGGCGGAACCGGGATTCGAATCCGGATCCGCCGCGACGAACACGTCGGTCGGATCCGAGAACGTCAGCGTGTAGGGGGCCCCTGCGGCGAGCGGCATGGCGTTCTGCAGCCAGGTGGCGACCGGATCGCCCTCGGCGACGGCGCCGCTCTTCGAGGTCACGTAGATCACGCCCTTCCGGGCCCCGAAGATGTGCAGGCGCACCGCGAGGGACCCGTTCGGGACGCGGTGGAACTTGCCGTCATCCGGGACGGGGAAGCGCACGGCCGGCCCCTCGGCGAAGGAGGTCACGACCTGCCCGCGGGCGTCCGTGACCTGGAGGGGGCGCTTCGGGGGCTGCTGCTGGGGCATGACGGCTCACGCTCAAAGATGAAGAAGGCCCGGGACCCTGGTGGACCCCGGGCCCCTGTTCGCGGGCGGTCGGAGGGGGCGCCGCCCGCGAAACCGCGGGTGGCGGGATCAGGCGACTTCGTCGGCTTGCTCGTCCGACAGGGCCTCGGTCAGGCCGCGCGGCATGATGTTCGTGCCGGGGGCGAGGCCGAGGTCGGCGTCGGTGAGGTCGTCGAGGGTGTCGAACGGCGAGGAGGCGGACTCGCCGTAGAAGCCGAGGGCCGCCAGGTCCGTGGTCGGGCCGTGCTCGATCAGCACGATGCCTTCCAGGCGCTGGTTCCAGCTGATGATGTTGGTCTGGCCCTTGACCTGGACGCCCTCGTTGAAGTCGAGGTCCTTCGGGAACAGGTAGACCGGCGCGCCCGCGGTGTTGACGCCGCCCATGACCTGGGCCGGGGCGAAGCGCGACTGGAACAGGTTCGGGGCGTTGGGGATCAGCGCCAGGACCGTGGTCGGGAAGGCCAGCTGGTTGGTGCGCGGGATGAACTGGTTGCGGTAGAGCTTGACCTCGACCTCGTCGCAGATCGTGAAGCCCTTCGAGTTGTCGGCGCGCATGAACTGGCGCTCCTGGAACCCGGCGTAGGTGTTCTGGACCGACGGGTCGTAGATCACCTTCTGGTTCATCGCGTAATCGCCGAGCAGCTGGAAGCCGGCGACGTTGTAGCTGCCGCCGAGGCGCTGACGGGCGAGGTACTTGGCGCCGTTCAGGAACTCAAAGAAGTTCTCGCCGGAGCCGAAGTTGAACTTGAGGCGCAGGGGCTGGCGCTTGAAGGTCTTGCGCAGGTCGACGTAGACCTTGCCGTATCGACCGAGGATCACGCCGAACAGCGCGGCGCCGATCCGGGTGAATTCCCAGGTGAAGTCGATCGAGGTCTGCCAGGTGGCCATCTCGCGGGCGAGACGGTCGGCGGTGGTCTCGATCTCGGACTCCGACCCGAAGGCGCGCTGCTCGGAGACCTCGGAGGCGCGCACGGTGAAGCCGTGCGGGTAGTGCAGCACCTTGAGCGGCACCGACTGATCGTCCTCGGCGTCGCCGAGATCGACCTGCGACATACCCGAGTTCCAGGCGCGCGGGTCGACGAGGTCGAAGGTCTCGGTGCGGGTGTCGACGAGCAGCGTGCGGGTGGCGACGCCCTGGGCGTTCCACGGCAGCGCGTTGATCTGCTGCGGCACGTAGGGGAGCCGACGGAACGCGTCCGTCAGGGTCGCGTAGTCATGGGCGGTCCCCGTCTCCGGGTTGATGATGGGCATCGGGGCGGTTCCTAGCGGCTCTGCTCGGCGGGGGCCGACGGCGGGGTTTCGGGGATCAGCGGACGATCTGGCCCTGTGCGGCCAGGGCGGCGACGTCGGCCGCGCGGAGGGATTCGACGGTGTCGCCGTGGGTCGTCCCGGCCGTGAGGCCGAGCTCGTTCAGCACCGCGGCGTCGCCGGCGATGACGATGTCCCCGCCGACCGAGGACACGAGCTGAAGGGCGTTGCCGTTGACGACCGTGGCGGTGATCGAGGGCACCGCGGCGTCGATGGCCGCGGCCACGGCGGCCAGGGTCTCGTTCGCGGAGATCGCGATGACCGTGCCGTCGATCGACAGGTTGCCGGCGGTGGCGATCGCGGCGCCGGCCGCGCCGGTGACCGTGGTCGGGCCGGGCTGGCGGAAGTCCAGGTAGCCGCCCTTGAGCTCGGTGTTGCGAGCCGTGTAGGCGATGCCGCCGATGCCGTCGGGGTAGCCGTAGCAGACGCCGGCGAGCGCCGTGCCGTCGTAGACCACCAGGCCGTTGGGGCCCTTCTGGACGAGCTTGCCGGGCCGCATCAGGGCGACCGCGGCCGGATCGACCAGGCCGCTCTCGCGGGAGTAGGTGAACGGCGCCTCGGAGATGAGGTGGACGCCTTCGCGGCGGCGACGGGTGTAGGTCGTCATGTCAGGCTCCCGATGCCGCCTTGGCGGTCGCGGCGTTGAGGGTGTCGAACCAGCTGCCGACCACCTTCGGGGTCAGCTCGGCCTTAGGGGCCGGGACCTCGCGCTGGGGCTGCTGCTCAGGGACGGAGGAGACGTTCACGGCCTTGGCCGCGACCCGGTTGTTGATGACCGCCCGGATCTGCGCGGTCGTCGAACCGGCGCGAACCCAGCTGTCGAAGACGGAGACCAAGCCGTTCTCCTCGGCGATGGCGCGCAGCGCCTCGCGGGAGGCGGCGTCGACCTGCTCGGGGGTGGCGGTGGAGGGCGGCTCGACGACGGCGGCCGTGGGCGTGACCTCGGCCTTCGCGGCGGCGGCCGGCAGGGAGGCCTTCAGGCCTTCGAGCAGCGTCACGAACTCGGAGCGGAAGCCGGCGAAGGCCTCTGCGACCGAGGTGGCCACGGTGGCGGCGACCTGCTCGGGCGTGACGGGGGCGGGCGTCTCGACGGCGGCCGGCTCGGCCTCCGGGGCCGGGGCCTCGGCGACGGCCTGGGCGAGGGCCTCGGGCACCTTGCCGCGGAACCGCGCCAGGTCGAGGCCGGAGAAGGCGGTGGCGGCGACCGGCTCCAGGACGGAGTCGACCCAGCCGGCGGCCTTGGCCTCCTCGGCGGTGTACCAGGTCGTGGCCGACATCGCGGCCTCGATGGCCTCGTCGTCCATGGCCTGGTTCTTGGCCGAGTAGGCCGCGACCATCGCGGCCTTCAGCTGGCCGAGCATGGCCGTGGCCTGCGCCAGGTCGGCGGCGTTGCCGGCCACGATCGTCGACGGGTCGTGGATCATGTAGAGCGCGTTGGCGCTCATCCGGACCTCGTCGCACGCCGAGGCGATGACGGTGGCGGCCGAGGCGCAGAGGCCCTGGATGACCGCCACCTTGCGGCAGGGGAGCTGCGAGAGCACGCCGTAGATGGCGCTGCCGTCGAAGGCGTCCCCGCCGGGGGAATTGATATTGAGCTGGAGCTCGTCGACCGGTCCGATCGCGCGGACCTCGTCGAGGAAGGCCTGGGCGGAGACCCCGACCTGCTCGCCGGTCCACTCGTCCGTGTCCTCACCGATGACGCCGTAGATGTCGATCTCGGCGCGGGTGGGCTGCCCGGTGATCGGCGCGAAGGCACGAACCGTCCAGAACCTGCGCACGTCACCGGCGGAGCCGACGCGGGCCTGGGGGCGGGCGATTACGAGACGGGAGCGGGTCAGACGCACGAGGGGATCTCCGTGAAAGCGAGGATCCCGAGCGGCGCGTGTAAAAGATACGAGCGAAACGCAGGGGATCGGGGACGTCATTCCGAGGCCCCGTCGGCGTCGGCCGGGACCTGCTGATCGCCGCCGGCGTTGGCGACGAGCGGCGCGAGCCGGTCCATCAGGGCCTTCTCGACGAGCTGCTCGATCATCGTCTGGAACGGATTCGTCGCGGGCGCGGCCTGCCCCGTGGCGCCGCCGGGCCCGGTCTCCTCGTCGTCGTCGAGGGCGGGGCCGCCGTTGTGGCCCATGCCGGCGGCCGGGGCCCCGGCAGGGGGCAGGTAGGTGGCGTAGTTGAGCCCGAACTTCTTCGCCCGGGTGAGCCCCTCGGCGTTGCGCCGATCGACCTCCACGGGGTCGCCGCCGGTGGCCTCGATGGCCTCGTCGCGCGACATGAAACCGTTCTGGACCGCGAGGGCGAACGCGTTCCACTCCTGGTACTCGTTCGGGTTCTTGCTGCCCGGCCAGGTCCAGCGGCAATCGAAGATGTGGTGCGGGGGCGTGCCCGGGGGCGGGGCCCACAGGCCCATCTCGATCGCGAGCTTGACCAGCGCCCGGTAGAGCGGCTGCAGGACCTGGCGCTCGATCCGATCGCGCTCGCCGTCGACGAATGTCCGGGTCTGGACCTCGGAGGCGCGCCACGTGCGATCGTTCGCGCCGCGCCAGTCGCCGGTGAAATCCTCGTACGAGACGTCGCAGCACGACGCCAAATACATGTGCTTCCAGCGGGTGTAGGGCTCGAAGGACTGGCCCGTGTCCGGCGGGTTGGACCACTCGATGTCCATGCCGGCGGGGAGCTCGGCGAGGATGCCCGGCTCCAGGACGAGCTGCTTGATCGCCCGGTCGACGGCGTCCGGATCCTCCTCCTCGCCGATGACGTTGCCGCCCTGTTCGCCCGGCAGGCGCTTGATGTAGCCGGCGAACAGGGCCCCCACGAGCTTGCGGGCCTGCTCGGCCTGGTCCCAGCTGTTGAGGTTGTGCGCCGTGACCAGCATCGGGATGATGGTCGAGTCGGCGCGCAGCGAGGACGCGCGCAGCGGGTTGGCGAAGTGCAGGATCTCGCTCGCCGGGATCCGCTCCGGGATCATGGCCTGCGAGGCGTTCTGCGGATCGGTCGCCTGCATCACCCAGTCATGCGGGTGGATGCGGTAGAGCCAGTAGGCGGCCGGCCGGTCGAGGGCGTCGAGCTCGATGGCCTGGACGATCCGGTTCGGGCCCTTGGCGCCGATCGGCCACGTCCACGTCACCGGGAGGTGGTCGGTCTCCAGGAGCTGCAGCTGCAGGGGCAGCACCAGGCCGTCGGACATGAACCGGCGGCGCAGGCGGATGACGAGCTCGCCGTCGACGCGCTCGGTGAGGTAGATCCGCTTGAGCAGGCCAGCCCACGAATCCCGGCCCCGCGCGTCGGCCTGCGGCAGCCACGCGCGGATGATCTCCTGCAGCTCGGGGAAGCGCGGGCACGGCAGGGGGCCCTTGCCGACGACCTTGCCGGCGATCGAGCGCAGGCCTTTCCGGACCTTGGCGTCGTCGCGGTACAGCTTCCGGGCCATGCCGAGGAAGATCGGCGCGGACTGGATGGTCTGGTTCGGACCGACGTTCGGCGGCCTGGGCAGCTTCTGCTGCGGGTCCAGCGCCTCGAAGGGTTGGTTGATTGCCTGCGACTGCCAGTAGAACTCGGAGCGGGCCACCGGTCCGACGAGGCGGGCGAGCTTGCGCGCCGCGGTCTTGAAGATCGAGGGCTTGGGCTGGGCCTCGGACGGGGCCCGCGGGGCCGGGGGCGGCGGGGCGATGCCTGTAGCCTTGGCGACGCGGTGCTGGCGGGAGGTGGCCATCAGTAGATGCCCCCGCCGCCACGGTAGCCGCGCCCGGAGATCACCCTGATCAGGGTGGCCCCGGTGCTGGCCTCACGCGCCAGGACGGGATCGTTCGTGACCTGGGCGTACGTCGCGTAGAGCAGCCGCAGGCGCGCGATGGCGTCCGCCCGGCTGAGCGTGTCCATCTCGCCGGCGTTCGGGTAGCTGATCCGCCCCGCGGCCGTCGCGAGCCCGTCCTCGATGGCCTCGATGGCCTCGCGGAGGAACTGGACGCGCTTCTCGCCGCGGGTGTAGCCGATGGGTAGCGTCACGCGGGGGCTCCTAAGGCCCCCACGGTCCCCCCGGCCCGCGTGTAAAAGATACGAGCGAAACGCCGATCAGCGGCGAATGCCGCCGAACGTCGAGCGCACCGGCGCCATCGGCTGCCGCCGCACCGGCTTCGGGGCGGAGCGCGGGAGCGGGGCCGCGATCGGGGCCCCGGTGCCCTTGCCCACGAGCTTGTCGAGGGCGGCCTGCGCCATGGCCGAGCGGTCCTCGCCGGTCCAGCGGACCTCCTCGGCGCGGGGCCGCTGGTCGATCATGGCCGCCTTCAGGGCCGGGTTGCGGCCGCACGCGATCCGTAGCGCGGCGAGGGCATAGAGCATCGTGTCCCACGGCTCGCCGGTGTTCGCCTTGGAGATCCGCTCCCAGACGAGGACGCCCTTGCGGTCGTGGTAGCTCCGCTCCGCGAACAGGCCCTCGAAGTAGTCGTAGCCGTCGGGCATGGCCGCCTGGAGGCTCTTCGGGAAGTGGACGTGGCCGGGCCCCGGGGTCTCGTTCTGCAGGCGCCGCATGACGAGGTTCTTGCCGGTGCGGGTGCCGAGCTTCGTGAACTGGCTGCCGGTCTGGGCGTGGACGCCGGGCTTCGAGATGATGAAGGGGGCGAGCCGCACCCCGTACTCGTTCTCGCCGCGGACCGGGGTCCAGAACCGGGCCCGGTGCGCAGCCTGGCAGAACCCGATGACCTCCTCCATCATCCAGGAGCAGTCCATCGCCCCGGCGACGGCCTTGATCTTCCGCCCGTCCTCCCGGATCCACACGCGATCCTTGAGGGCATCGAGCGCCGCGGCGCAGGCGGGGTCGAGCGGCGTGGTCGCCGGGATGACGAAGTACCCGATGACGGCGCTCTCCTCCTGCGCCCCCCAGCCGATCACCTGGACCTCGACGCGGGGCGGCAGGTAGTCCTTGGCGTCCGGATCGTCCTTGCCGCGCTGCACGTCGGCGCCGTACGTCACGGCCCGCACCCACGCCGGGAGCTCGGCCCGGTACGGCTCGGGGCGCATCTCGGCGAAGGATCCGGGGTCGGCCCCCTTCTCGGCCGAGACGTCGTCGAAGGGCAGGCCGAGGTTCGAGTTGTAGAAGTGCTGCAGGGCGGCCGGGTCGCCCTGGGCGTCCATCCACTCCTCCCAGAGCTTCGACCACGAGACGTTCGGGGCCATGCTGTAGAGGGCAGAGATGTGCATGCCGCGGATGCCCTTGCGAGCGGCGACGGCGGTGGCACGCCACTCCCCGTGCTCGTCCATCCACTCGCGGGTCTTGCGATCGTCCTCGATGAGCTGCTCGCAGGCCTCGCACATGTAGAAGGCGGCCACGAACCGCCCCTCGTCGTCGTAGTGCGGCTTCACCCCGTAGCGGGTGTCCTTGCTGCCCCACTGGAGCCGCTGCATGTGCCCGCACCCCTCGTGGGGGCAGGGCACGAAATAGTATTGCTTGTCGGAGCGCTCCCACTGCGGCCAGATCCGGCTGGTCCGGAGGCGCAGCGGCGACGACCACAGGAGCAGGCGGGACCCGTGCCGGGTCTTGCCGCGGTCCTTGAACAGCTTGAACTTGTCGCCCTGGCTCTTCTCGCCGGAGGGCATCCAACCGTCGTCGTCGACCTCGTCGCCCATCAGGATCTGGGCGGTACGGCCGCGGAACGTGCCGTCGGACATCGCCCATCCGAGGCGCATCATCCCGCCGTTCGAGTAGAGGCGGGTGTCCCAGGTATCGAGCCGCTCGCCCTTGATCGGCTTCCGGACGATCTCGGCCAGCATCGGCGAGTCACGGAAGGCCGGGGTCCAGTAATCGTTGGCGAATTCCTGGGCCTTCTGCTCGGTCGGCTGGACCATCATGCACTGGGTGTGCTTGTGGCGGACCTGGTAGGCGGCGACCATGGCGCCGATCTGGGTCACGCCGGTGCGGGTCGACTTGGGCCCGTACCACTCCTCGACCTCGGGGTTGCACATCTCCCGGGCCATGCCGCGCTGGTAGCCGAACAGCTTGGCCAGCTGGGTCTGCCCGGTCGTCTCGGCCGAGAGGTAGAAGTGCCGCTCGATCCACTCGACGACGTCGAGATCCTCGGGGATGTCGAGGACGGAGCGCAGGCCCACCAGGCCGTCGTGGAAGGCCTCGATGCCGAGGGCGAGGTACTCGGCGGCCGCGCCGTCGATCGCCTCACGCGGCTTCATGGGCCGCCTCGGTCGCGGGGGGCTCGGGATAGGGGGCCGTGTGCCGGTGGACCTGCCCCTTGAGCTTCTCCGCGAGCGCCTTGCGGATCAGGCGGTCGACCTCCTTGCCGATCCGCTCCGGGGTGTCGCCCCGCATGCGCAGCTCGACGTGGGGACCGACCTCGGCCAGGGCCACGGCGAGGTCGCTGTACTCCCGGCGGACCATGTCCAGCATGATCCCGATCGGGGCGACGAGGCCCTTCTCCTTGGCCTCCTCGATCGCCTTCATGGCGGCCGTGCTCTCGGCGGTGTCGGCGTCGGCCCGGGCCCGGCGGGTCTTGGCCATCTCGAAGTCCTCGCCGCCGTCGAGGGGCTTGAAGGCGGCCGGCTCCTCGCCGCCGGCCTCCTCGCGGGCCTCAATCGCGGCCCGCTCCTGGAGCCACCGGACGGCCTTCCCCATGTCGATGCGATAGGCCTTCTCGTCGCCCTCGTGGGGCATGCCGTCCCGGATCCACTTGGTCACCGTGTTCCGGGAGACGGCGATCATCTCGGCGAACTGCGCGGCGGAGACGACCCGGACGGACTTGCCGACGTCCCCCGCGGGGACCTTCGTGCGGCGCAGGCCTGCGGCCGGGGTGACGGCCTCGGCGGGCTTGGGGGCTGAGCGTGCCATGACCCCGAGTCCAGGCGGGGCGGCGTGTAAAAGATACGAGCGAAGCGCGCGCCGGGAGCAGGTCGAGGGGGTCCGGAGAGCAGGCTACGGGGCGCGAATCGGTCGCCGGGCAGAGATGCGCGTACGCGCGCGCGACCCTGCTGCTTCCCTCGGCCCGTTTTTCAGGATTTTTTGCAACGGGAGAGGGGGTGGACCGCTAACGCAACCCCGCACGTTTCGAGGGCTCCAGGGGACCCCGCCAAGGGGGTAGGCCCCCTCGAACGCCCGTCGGCCGGGCCGTCGCGCCCCGCTCGCCGCCCCCGCGCCCCATGCCTCTACCCCACTGCCCCCCCGTGCCCCGCCCCCTCGGCTGGCCCACGCGAACAGGATAGCACCACGCGTGCATGCGAGCCTGTGGTTCTTGGCATGCCACATCCCACGATTGGGGTTCGTTAACACTCGTGTGCGCAGAGGTGCGCACGTACGCACGCGCGCGCATCACCACATGCCGAGCTGGCGTGCGATGGACGCGAGGAGCGCCAGGTTGACGGCGACCGTGACGATGATCGCGACCCGTATGGCCTCGGACGCCCGGCGCTCGCGGTGGGCCAGCTCCTCGGGGGTCACTGCAGCACCCGTCCGCCGCGGGGCGGCTCGGCGACCGGTTCGAGGCCGAGCCTGCGCAGGGCACGCGCAAGGGCATCGCGGGCGGCGTCTGCGGTGAGGACCGTGCCCCACTGGCTGTCCCTGCAGATCAAGGCGTACCCGACCATGTCGGCTTGCGCCTGGACGACCGGCATCGAGGCCAGCGAGAGGCCAGACCTCACAACGGCGACCTCGAACGCCTCGGTCAACTCGTCGAGCGGGACGTACTCCAAGACCATGGAGCCGCCCGGCATGAAGACGCAATCGACGCGTCGGAACTGCGTACGCATGGTCATCGCCCCTTCGATGCCTTGTGAGACAGGCGGTCGGTGAGCTCGCGGGCGAGCCGGTCCGGCATGGTTTCGGCCGCCTTCGTCATGGCATCGAGCCACGCGCCCTGCGCAACGGGCTTGTAGCGGGCGGCGCCGGTGGACAGGAATAGCATGCGGGGCACGCCCTGATTGACGACCTTGGGCACCTCGACGGTTCGGCCGCCGGCGGCGGTGAAGCTCGTGGTCGGGGCGCTGGTGAGGCTGTAGCGGTTCTCGACGTTGCGCCTGTCCTTCTTGCGCACGCGCGTGCGATCCAGCTTGTCGCGCACCCTCGACCTGGCCTCGGTGACTACGGCGCGGGGCGGCCTGGCGTAGATGCCGGCCCCGCTGATGAAGCCGCGGTTCATCGCCTTGTCGCCGGGCTTGACCTCGAAGACGCCCCAGCCGCCGGGGCCGAAGTTGCCGCTGGACTTGTAGCCGGCGGCGGCCATGGCGGCGATCCGCCTGGCGTCAGAACCGGCGATCTTGTCCTTGCCGCGCGTTCGGATGCCGAAGGTGCTGGACAGGTTCTGCCCGACCGGCACGCGGATCGAGTTCTGGTCGCCGAAATACGCCTCGATGCCGACGTCGCCCGGCTGGCGCACGTTCTCGCCGTCGCCGAAGGCATACTTGAGCCACGAGCTCTGCAGCGGCAGGACGAACACGTCGGCCTTGGCCTCGTCGACGCTGGTGACGCGCCCGAGCAGGTCCTTGTCGACGTTGTAGCGCAGGGCGTCGCGGGTGAGCTTGTTCGGCCCGTGGAAGATCTCGGGGACGCGGTCGCGGAACGTGTTCGTGGCATCGATGGCGACGCCGGTCAGGGCGAATTGCACCGCCCTCGGGAAGCGGTCGAGGCCGAACGCCTCGAACTCGCGCTGGGCGTCGCGGACGGCGCGGGCGAGATCGACGGTGACACCGAACCCCGCCATCGCATCCCCACGGAAAGGAAAGGCGGCCGCCCGAGCCGAAGCTCAAAGGCGGCCAAGTCGCGCACACGCCCCGGATGGGACGAGTCGAATCAATTTACCCTGCGCGCGCGCGAGGGGCAAACCATGTCAAGCGGAAAATCGCGGGTTGCGGCAACGTGTGGCCGAAGGGACTCGCCGGGCCCCGATCGCGGCCCATGGCGAACGCGACGAGGCTCCAGTCGTGAGCACGGGAGCGAGGTCCCGTCCGCCCCTCCCCAGCACCCTTGCCGCCTCTGCTGACGCACGGCCTGCGCCAGCAGGCCGGTCCCGGAGCGCGACGCCCGTGAGGGCGAAAGGCCAGCCAGACCTCCCATGGGACAGCCTGCCAGACCACGGTTCAGGATATATATTTAGAAGGCGAATTTTCCGCCCCGAAAAAACGGCCAAGCCGTTGCCGTGTTTCTGGTATACGGGCGTAAACAGCATCCCACGTGTGGGTCGTAGTTTGTAACTCGCATGCCCGGTGTGGTATGGAGTTTGTCACTCGCTGCGGAGCCACCGTCCATGCCCTTCCACGTATCGATCTCGCGGGATCTCGCGGCCGGCATGACGCTCGTCGAAGGCCCCCTGACGCCCCTGGATCTCGCCATGTGGCTCGGGGCGTTGGGCCACGCCTTCACCATCGAGGATGAGCCCGACGCGGAGGGGCTGACCCTGCGCGACCGGTGGGCGATCGACGGGGCGAACTTGTGGGTCCACGGTAAGGCCCTGCTGGACGCCACCGGCATGCGGTCTCACTCGCAGCTGGTCCGCCCCTTCGAGCGCCTCGGGGAAAGCCGGATTCGTATCGGGCAGGCGGGCCGGGGCAACGACGCCACGTATCGGCTCTGGGAGGGGTGGGAAGGCACGCCAATCCATAGGGGCCACCCAGTGGAGGTCGGCTATTTTCCGGGGATCCCCGTGGTCTACGGGATGATCCATGGGAAGGCGCACCCCATCGTCCTGGATGTCGAGGGCCTAGCGGCGTTCCGCACGCGTTTCGCGGCCTTCCTGTACCTGCGCGTGCTGGCCTGGATGAACGGGGCCAACACGCCGAGGGCCTGGCACCGCACGCCCCCCGGCGATCGCGTCACGGTCACCGTCCCCGTCGAGGACCTTCCCTACGCCTTCGGGATCGGGACGCTCACCACGGTGAAGCAGTGGAACTTGAACGCCCTCGGGGCGCGAGGCGAGGGCGGTCCCGTGCACGCGGACCTTGCCAGCGTCGGCATCGGCCTGAAGACGCAGTGGCAGTGGCTCGGGACGGGCAACCGTAAGACGGCCATCGGCCTGCGGATCACCGCATGGCGGAGCAAGCCGATCGAGAAGCGGGTCGAGCGCCGGGGCGGCCGGCGCACGCGTCAGCTGTCTGGGTCGAGTTCGCCGGCCCCGTAGGCATCGAGCAGGACCAGGGTGTCGAGGCAGACGACGGAATCCTTGCGCTGCACGCCGGGGAAGGGCGGCCGGCGCGTCCAGTCGATCGCGTCGATCCGCTTGGCGCGCAGCGCGGCCTGGATCGCCTCAGGCTCGGCATGCTCGGGCAGGCCGGAGATCTCGGACGTCACGCGGGCCATCGTGGCCTCGCGGGCCACCGCTTCTTGGTCGGCGTACACCCGGCGCACCTCGTCTCGGGTTGCGCCCTCGGGCAGGTTCGTCAGCTGCATGTCGATCGCGTCCGGGGGGCGCGTGCCCGACGGGCGACGCTCGCGGCCGCGCCACAGCACCTCGACCTCCAGGGCCTCGTCCAGGTCCTCGTCCGTGTAGCCGTCCTCCCGGATGAGGGCGGCGCGCAGCGGGGTGGCCGGGTCCTCGTGCCATGCGGTGACCGACGAGACGGTCCACGGGCCGTCGGCGATCCGCCAGCGGATCCGCACCGTGCCCTGTGCCTCGGGGTGGCCCGGCACGTCCAATTTCAGGGCCTTGAGCGAGCCGGCGTGAAGGTCCGGGCGATCGGTCCATCCGAAGCGCGTGTCGAGGAGCCCGCCCGTGGACCGGGCGATCTCCCAGGCCGAAACCGTCGCGTGCGTCCCGACCGGGCAGGCGAGGTCTGCGACGTCGATCATGTCGTCGACGATGAGGCCCTCGGGAATCGCGGCCGTGGCGAGGTACACGACCGGCGGCCTGCCCACGCGGTGCACGGGACGCAGGCGGGCGGCGAACTGCCGGATTTCCTCCTCGCGGTACTGCGCCTGGACGATCCGGGCCCATGCGCCGTCGTAGACGGTGTCCTCGATGGCGACGTCGCGGCCGTCGCGCAGCGCCACGCGCTTCTCGCCCTTCGTCGCCTGCAGGGCTTGGCCTGACGCGTCCTTGCCGGTGCCGAACGGGTCGACCGGCTGCTCGGGCTCGGGATCGTCGTAGGTCAGCGCCGCCACGACGGCGTCCAGAACCCTCGGGGGCAGCTCCAACCTGCCGAAGCAGATCGCGGCCGTGTGATGCTTGGCGAAGTCCAAGCCGCGCATGGCCCCGTTGTGGACCCAGTCCACGTTCTCGGGGGGCAGCCAGCCGGCGCGGTGGACCGACATCACGCCCTTGTTGCCACCGACGAGGAGCCTGCCATCGCCGTGTACGCCCGCGAGCCGCGTGATCACCTGCCGGTTGAGGGCGACCCGTTCGGCCGCCTTGGTCATCCCGGCGCGGGTGTCGTGGCGGCTCGGGAGCATCGAGTAGTCGGAGAAGGTGCTGCCGGTGACGAGGACGGCGCGAAGGTGCGTCGGGGCCTCGACGGGCAGGAGCCGCACGACGCGATCGCTCCAGATCTTCTCGACGATGCGCGGCTCGGCCGAGGCGTCGAGGAGCAGCAAAGGCGTCGAGGGGAAGCTGGGCTTGGCCCTCCAGGACATCATTACCGCGAGGGCGCCCCCCGTGACGGTGACGACCTGCAGGCGGCGATCGCTCGCCCCCATGGCCGTCTTCGGCGAGCCGGGGTTCTCCTCGTCGCGGACCATGGCCTCCAGGCGGTCGATGACGATCGACCAGAACCGCCGCTCGTCCCACAGGCCGTCGCCCGTCGGCGTGTCCGCCAGCTCCTTGGCGGCTTCCTCGGTCATTCCGGGGGTGACGTGGCGCGCCGCGTCCGAGCCACGGGACACGACGGCGTATGCGGACCTGGCGTAATCGAGGCCGGCGCGGCGGTTGCCCTCGCGGTACCGAAACAGCGCCTGGACCGCGGCCCCGGCGTCGGCCTTGCGCAGGTGCGGCATGAGGATCTCGACGGCGGCGCTGCGCTCGGCGAGGTAGCCCTCCTTGGCCTCGTCGATCGCGCGCTTCGCATCGGCGCGATCGAGGAGAGGCTTCAGCTCCTCCTCCAGGAGACGGGGCGGGGCGCGGCCTGTCTCCAGCACCCGCAGCGGCATCGGTTCGGAGGCGTTGTGGCGGATAAGGCCCCCGTACGGCCTCTCGTCGACAACGAGTCCTGCGAGCGCGTCAGTCAGGGCCTTGGGCGGCGTGACGTCGAGGTAGGCCGACGCGAACAGGACGACGTCGGCCTCGGCGAGCTCCACGAGCGAGCGCTGGTACTCGCAGGCCTCCCACATCGGGCAGCGCTTCTCCTCGTACGTAGGCTTCTCGCCGGGCATCGGCGTGCCCACCACCACTTTCGCCTTGCACAGGTGCTGCGTGCCGATCGACGCGGCCGACAGCGTCGAGATCTGGGCCTTGAACCCGCAGTTCGTCCGGGTCTTGCCACGGAAGACCACGACCCGCAGGCCGAGCCGGTCACCCTGGGCCACGAGCTGCTCGGCCGCAGTCTCGAAGGCCCCGATCTCGTCGCCGGCGGCGAAGACCATCGTGTCCGCGATGTTGGCGTGCGTGGGCATGGCGAATCCGATCGGCATGCCGATCCGGCCGAACCGGTCGACGTGCTTCCGCAGGGCGCGCCAGAAACCGCTGGTTTTACCGACGCCCGCATCCCCCTTGAGGATCTGGACCTCTCCGACGTCGCGCTGGCTCTTGGGCAGCCGGGCCCGGGTGTGGATTTCCTGGAGCCAAGCGGCCTCCCAGCCTTGGACCGTCTGGACGGCCTTGCGCGCCGCGGCGAGGCGCAGGTCCTCGTCCTGGATCAGGTCGCGTGCCATGGCGCGGACCGGATCGGCCACGGCGAGGAGGCGGCGCTTGACCGCCGTCCTGCCGATCCTGTCCTTGAGGTGCGCGAGTTCCGCGACCGCCGGCGGGACGTACGTATCGTCGTCGACGACCGACGGGGCGTAGGCCACCGTCCCGTCCTGCTCCACGGACTGGGCTAGGCCGCGCCGGATCGAGCGGAGGAAGCCGCCGCGTTGGACGCAGTGGTCGATCTGCGCGCGGACTTTCTGCTCGATCTCGGACCGGATCAGACCGTCGTGCCAACCGTCGAGCGAGGCCCCGGCGCGGAACTGGTCCTCGACCAAGGCGCAGAGCTTCCCGAATCCCTCGGGCGCGCGGGCCGCGCCCTCGTTCGCCCGCACGGTCTCGCGGACGATGCCGAAGAGCCACGACTCGCGGCCATCGACCACGAGGCCGCCCTCGACGACGACGCCCTCGGCCGGGACGGACAGGGGCCGGTGGAGTCCTGCGCCGTCGTCGTAGGCCCACGCGACGTCGGCGACCTCATGGGAACGATGCGCGAACGGCGCGAGCTCGGCGATAGCGTCGAGGAATGCGTCGAGCTGGCTGCGCGTGACGAGCGGGGCGGCCTCGGGGCCGACGCGCCACGGATGGTCACCGACCCACTCGAACACCTTTCCGGTCTTCCAGTGCATGCCGTGAAACGTGACGGGCTTGCCGTGCGCGAGGACTTCGATGGCGTGGCCGCCATCGGCGAATCGGTGCGTGCGATTGACGATCGCCTCGTCGCGGGCGCGCGCGGCAACGGGGGCCTGCCGGTAGACCAGGACGACGCGCGGGAAGGAGCCGACGCGGCGAAGCGGCGAGCGGCCGAGGATCCGGTCGGCGGCCGCGACGATCGCCAGCGACAGGGCCTCGTCGGAGACGTCCACGTCGAGGGCGAAGGCGTGCCCCGAGGCGGGGCCCATGATCGCCGCGGAGTTGTCCGTCGGGCATTGGCGGGCCCACCAGGCGACCTCTTCGGCCGGGGGCAGCGTGTCCGTGTAGGCCTTCCAGCGGATCGGGGATCCGTCGACGGAGGAAGGCCCCCGGCGCTCGTCGCGCCGCTGCGGGAAGATGCTCCAGCCCCGCGCGCGCATGTCGGGCGCGAAGTCGCGGAAGAACGGAAATCCGATGCTGTAGGGCCCGGTGCTGATGCCGCGGGGGGCATCGGGGGCCACGACCTCTGCGCCGGGGAAGCGCGCCAGGAATGCCTGGACGAAGATGTCGGTGTCGTCGGGAGGGAGGCTGCTCATCCTGCTGTCCGGTCGCGTGCGCTGATGGGCTTCCTCTTCTCCCGGAAGAATCCGGGGCGGGCTGCCTCGATGAGCATTCTCGACCACGACGACGCGTACTGCAAGGCGGGGTGTCCATTACGGTAAGCGGTCGGGTCCGACCGGTGGCGGCGGTGGAGTGTGGATTCGACCGCAGGCCTAGGCCGGAAGGCCGGATCGTATCATCGCGGCGCGATCGGGAAGCCTTGGCAACGGCCTAGGCCGCAAAACGCTCGTGAATTTTCAGGCATTCGTACCGATCCGGCACGATTTCCTATTGCACAACCCTTCCGCGAATCGTCGTGGGTCGTAACCATAACTCCACGATGGAACCCTCACTCAACCCAAGCGTTGACGCCCCTTCGCCCACGCCGATCCGGTCGACGGCGCGGCGCGCGTCGGCCGGCCGGCATCGCCGGGCCAAGACCTCGGTCCTGATCCGGTCGCGCTTGGTCACGGCGCTGGCCCTGACGATCAGGGCCCGCCGGCTGCGAGCCGAGGACATGCGCATCCTCCTCGGCGAGTCCGAGGGCGGCGCGGGGAGCCTTCGCAACGAATTCGCCCACATCCGGGCCCGCCGCACCTGCATCGGCGTCGAGCGCCTGCAGGTGTTCTGCGAGGCCCTCGACGTCGACGCGATCGAGGTCATCGCCGGGGTGTGGCAGCCGCCGGTCCTGGAGACGCTCCAGTGACCCGCATCCTCTCCACCCCCGCCGAGAGGAGCGCCTGATGCGCCTCGACTTCTCCATCGCCCAGATCGTCCGGGAGCCCGACCGCTTCATCGGCGACAAGATCGAGATCTCGGCCACGGTCCTGGTCGCCCAGGTCGATGGCGACGAGCTCTACATGAGCTGCGAGGCGGCCCGGATCTCCGAGACCTTCCCCGCCACCGAGCGCGACTACAAGCGCGGTGGCCTCATCGTCCTTCGTGCGGCCCGCGACAAGCTCCGGGCCCTGCACGAGGCCCACATCCGGGCGCACGACTGATGCGCGCCCGCACCGCCCTCGGCCTGCTGGCCACCTTCGCGTTCGCGGTCCTGAGCGACCACAAACTCCGCGCGCGCAGCCGGCAGGCCCCTCTCTCCCCCGCGACCCCCGAGCCCGTGCGCCGGCTGCTGTCCAAGGAGGACGCGGCCCGGATCGCCATGGCGCCGGAGGCCGTCCCGCACTTCGTCCAGAGGTACTGGCAGTGAGCGCAGCCGATTTCCAGATCGCCCTGGCCAAGACCCTCGTGTTCGAGGGCGGCAAGGTCGACGACAAGGACGATCCCGGCGGCCGCACCAATCGGGGCGTGACGCAGCACGTCTACGACTCGTGGCGCCGGCGGAAGAGCCTGCCCCCGCGCGACGTCTTCGTAATCACGGACGCCGAGGTCCAGGCGATCTACCGGTTCCAGTATTGGGACATGGTGAAGGGCGACGACCTGCCGAGCGGCATCGACATGGTCGTGTTCGACGGCTCCGTCCACTCCGGCCCGGTCCAGTCCATCAAGTGGATCCAGCGCGCCCTCGGCACGGTCCGCGTCGACGGCGTGATGACCGCCGCGACCCTGGCCGCGATCGAGGCCTACCCGGACCACGATCTCCTCGTGGCCGCCGCCATCGAGCGTCGCAAGGCGTTCCTCAAGGCGCTCAAGGGCTACCGCAAGTACGGCCGGGGCTGGAACTCGCGCTGCGATCAGCTCCTGAAGCTCGGGCAGGAGCATGCCTCCGGCTCGTACGGCTCGCAGCCGACGTACCTCGTCGGCATGGACGCCCGGGCCTACATCACGGACGCCAAGACCGCGCCGTCCCCCGCGGTCGCCGACGCGGTCACCGGCGGTGGCCTGTTCGCCACTGCCGTCGACCAGATCACCACCGCTCTCAACCCGCTCGCGAACACCTTGCCGACGGTCGGCACCGTGGTCGGCGTGGTCACGGCGGTCGGCGGCCTCGCGGCGACGGGCGGCTTCCTCTATCGGACCTGGGCGACCCGCAAGGCCCACGCCCTCGCCGACGCCCTCGACGCTCGCCCCGTGGCATTTCTGGCCCCCGCCGCGATCCCGCCGGCGGCCGATGATGCCCCGGCCCCCGCGCCGACCCCGGATCCCGTCCCGCTGCAGCCTGCCGCCGCCCCGGATGAGGCCGCGATCGCGGTTCACGCCATGACGCCGGGGGCCGTGTTCGAGCTGCCGCCCGGCTCCGTGGTGCAGCCCGCGACGGTCGAGGATCCCCGCATCGTGGCCTTCCACGAGGTGCCGCACCCGGCCGAGCCGGCCCCGGTGACCGAGCTCCCCTCGGCCCCGGATCACCTCGTCGCGCTCCCCGGAGTGCACTGATGGACTCCTTCCTCTCGCACGGCGGCGGGGGCGGCGGGATCGCCTTCGGCGGTCACCGCGCCCCCGAGCCGGCCCCGCATCCCCAGCCCGCCCCGGCCGCCCCTGCTGCCGAG